CAGGCGAACGCATCGGTGCCATCTTGGAGATCCGCTGGTCAGAGGTGGATTTTCAGAGGAACGCGCTGACGTTCCTAGCAGCCACCCGCAAAGGCCACAGGGAGACGATTACACGCCCGATCACGCCCGAGTTGGCTCGGATGCTGGCAACGCAGAAAGGGGCGGCAAACGAGCGCGTATGGCCCTGGCTGGATGACCGTGAAATGCTGTCGCTGTACGGCAGCCTGCGAGTGCTGTGCAAAAACGCTGGCGTTGAATACCACCCGTTTCACAGCATCCGAAAATCCACGGCCAGCTACCTCAAGCGGGCCGGGATCTCGGCTAAGAAGCAGCTGGGCCACTCGTCTGAGGAGATGGCGGAAAACCACTACTACGATGAGGAAATCACTGGGCGGGAAAGCAATCTGGACTACCTCCCCGACATCGACAAGCCGCACGAGCCGCCAGCGGCGTGATTCTCAACAAAGTTTCTAGCACTGCGTTTTCGTAGAGTGTTCGCCAATTCGTCCTGCTGCCTGAAAGGGGTGGTCTGTGGGATTCTTTGCCAATTTGTTCCGTGCTCGCCCAAAGCCTGCGATCAACGTCGAGGATGGGCTTCGCTATCGAGTCGTCAACAACTTCAAGGTTGAGGTGCTGATTTCTCCAAAGTGGCTGGAAGACGGATGCGATGACATGGGGAAGCCGGGCAGAAGAGAGCTGGCGTTTATCAAGAAACTCAATGCTGTCGCGGAGTGCCGAACGCAATCAGAGGCAGCCGCAGTGGAGAGAGTTTTGGAGTGCATGGAGCACTTCTGCGAGCACTGCGGCGAAGAGGTGTACGAGTGTGACAAGAAGTGTGAAGGGTGCAAGAAGCCGCTGTGGAAGGGAAGCAAGAAGCTGGAGATGGTCGTGCTGCATGTCCCGTGACGCTGTGACGAAACGTATCCAAAAAGCGACGAAAAAGCGACGTTTTCCGATACGATCAGTCAAAGATGTGCATTTTCGCGGCCTGCCGCCGTGCCATCGCTTCCACTCTGGCGGGCTTTCCTGGCTCTGACGGCAGCTTGTCGGGCGGCGTCATGAACGCCTCTATGTCCTCGGCCAGTGATGCCGCCCTGTATTCCACTTCGCGGACGGTGTCGAGCACCAAGGTGTGATCGCCGGCCCTGGCTCGGTCGGTCAACTCCCCCTGCCCTCCCTTGCTTGGGTCGTAGAGAAGTTCAATGCACCAGGTGACGCGAGCACCTATCCTCGCCAGCTTCGTCAAGAACTTCCGCATTGGTGGCGTTAGCCTTTCGGGCATGCGGCGTCGTTTGCCCTTTGGTGGTGGCAATTCGTCGTCTGCAAGAAGTGAACGCTGAACCTCGCCCATGCAGCGAGTCTGCCAACCATGTCAACTGCGGCGGGCTTCGCGGCACGCCTGACGCATCCACGTACGGTTCGCCATCGACTCAAACCAGAGGCGAGCGAACACCTCAACGGCTTCACGCCCGACGTCAGCGTAGAGCGTCCGCAGCTCTGGCGAATCGCCCCACATAGCTTCAACGTCCTCGCCAACTTTTGCCATCAAGACTTTGGCGTCCATCACGGCAAGCATCTGCGACTCTGGCTGCGTCCTGGCTAGCTTTGTCCAGTGTTCGCAGTTCCAGCAGCGAGCCGTGGCGTCAACGAACTCGTCAAACGCACGACCGGCCATGACGGCTCGAGGACCGACTTCCGCACGCAGCCGGCATCTGAGGTGCGGCAGCATCCCAGCCGGCGCGTCGCCCACCGTCACCTCCCGCCCGCAGGCCGAGCAGGTGAAACAGGCGTGGACGACGCGCCGGGAGGGCTTTTGCATTTGCACGATGCTGGGCACTGGCAAGCAGTCCGGTGCCCGTCGCCGTGAACGATGTAGCCACGCCCGCCGCAGTCCGTGCAGCAGGACGGCTTTGGAGGCTCTGGCTGCGGTTGTGGAGCCTTCTCCTGCGCCGTGGCGGCATAGGCTGCCGAGACAGCCGCCGAGGCTCTGGGAGCCTCACGGTCAATCTGTGCTGGGTCAGCCGATAGAGCGGCGAGGATTGACAGGATGTACTGCCACATGATTACCATCCTTGCCCGTGGTTGAGGACTCGGTTCCCATCGGCGTCTACGCGGGCGTGGACGACGTACGCCTGCTCGGCTGGCGGCTGCTCGGCAAACATCATCGCCCACAGTCCAATGCGGGCGAGCCGCTGGATGAGCCGCAGGACGGGACGCTGTGGCTCGGGCTTCACAGGGCTGTAGTCGCTTGTGGCGGCCCACCAAGTGAGCATGACGGCTACCAGGCCCACGACGACGGCAGTCTGAATCTCTCTCTGGGTCATCGGTCTACGCTCCACAACGAGTACAAGAACATGACGACGCAGGCACCGATGACGCTGCCGATCAAGCCAGCCGGTGCGTCACCAAACGGCAGGCCGCCAGCGAGCGAACCGACGATGCCGAGGCCGATGGTCGGCACCCAGCCGTCAGGGCAGCGTCCAGGCATCACCCACTTGGCGATACCACCGGCAATCGCACCGAACACAAGCCACATGACGAGCGACATAGGGCACTCCTACTGAGCGAGATGGAACGTGTCAGCGATGAGTCGAGCCGGCGACGGCGTGCGAGTCTCTGGCGGGAATGGTTGCAGCCAGTTGCCGTGGTCGAGGTTGCGGTAGCGGAAGTTCACGCCACTGATGCTGAAGGAATCTTGTCCAGAGAGCATCGCGTCAACCGTCTCGCGGCTGACCCAGAACGAGCCATCGGGCTGATCCGCAGGCCACTTTGGGCCAGCATTGAACGAACCCCAGCTGTTCATGCACAAAAGCCCGTCGCGCTTGCCTTCGTTCTTGGCGTAACGCACAGCGATGAAGCACATACAGTGCGCCCATGAGCCAGAGCGAGCAGCGAAGCCATCAGCGTCACGCTGCGACGAGAAGCCAACGCCGCTGCAAACTGGCACGCAAAATCCACTTTCCAAACTTGCCGCAGCCTCATCAAAGTTCCGCACAAGTGCTACGTGCGTCGCCGTGTTCTTGTTGGCAAGCTTTGCGAGTGCCATTCCTGCCTGTCCGCCGCCGCACAGGACGTTGCCCCATTCCTTTGCCCTGGCTGGGCTGTATGTCGTCAAATCAGCACCGGGATACGGCTGGCGAAAAAGAATGCCGCCGACGCTCTGGTCTTTGCACTTGCCAGCCACCCACCGAGCAGCTGCACCTCCATAGCTTCCATCGCTGTACCCGGCCTGACTGACCGGCGGCAATCTTCCAGCGGTGCGACTTCCCGAGTAGATGCTTTCCGTGCAAACGAGCTTCGGCGGCTCTGGCAATTCACCTTCTGCCCAATCAACGCATTGGCCGACGTAGCTGCCCATAGCCCACCCGAAACTCACGCAGTCGCCGATGCCCTGTTTCCACGGGCCAAAAGGCTTGCCGTATACCTGGCGGTGAGCACGGTCAGCGAAGCGATAGAGAAACGTGTCCTGTTGCTTGGCGTTCTTGATGACGTCCTTTGCCGCGTCCGAGAAAAGTGGCTGGTCAAGTTCAGCCAAAAACGCCTTTGTGCCTGCCGGATCTGGCGTGTAGCCGAACTGCCCGTCAATACGTGCGGCGACTCGCTTCGTGGCTCGCTCCACAAGCGTCCCGAGGATCGCCATCACGATCACAAACGTGACAGCACCGACAGACCAGCGGCTACTTCGTGACATCAGCGGCAGCCCTCGACAGGTCACGGAGTGCCGACACCCACGCCGCCCGGCTCTCTGGCGTCACTGGGCCGCCAGACGAGCCAACAGAGTCATCTAGGAACTTGTGAACGGCGTCCCTGACTGCTGGCTGGCGAGCACCGATGCTCTCGCCCTTGCATCGCATCTCACGAGCGGCAATCCGCAGGTCGTCAAACGCCACGCCCGTTTTCAGACGTTGATCGTGCGAGCCGTCGTACTCAATGCAATCTGCAAGGGATGCACACAACTCGGACATGATGATGGCGTCGGATGCGGCCCGCTCTCCGATGAATTTGCCCTTGAGCGTAAACGCATCCGGCGGCACTGGTGCAGGCTGCGGAGTCGGGCTACTTGAGCGGCTGGGCATGAATGAGATTGCCGCAGCGACGACCAGGGCCAGCACGGCGACGTGCTTGCCGTCAATGGTTGGCATCTGTGCCGTGGACAAGAACGCCTTCACCCTCTCGGTGATTTGCTGGCCTGCCAGAACGTAGACGGCAAACGCCACAAGCAACGCTGTAATCACGCGGAAGCCCTCACAAGAGGCAGAAGAGACTCAATGGCACCAGATGCCAGAGCAAGCACGAACACACGCAGAGCAGGCCGCAGGACAGCCCAAGCGGGCCACGCCATAAGCGGCACGCAGAATCCTGCGAGCGTGTCAAAGAGCGCAGCCACGGCAGTGAGTGCGATTGCCTTTTTGTCAGGCCCGGAGATCGTTGATGTGGCGTCCATCGTCTCAACGCACAGCCGCAGCAAGGCGACAAGCAGAGAACCGAACTCACTCCACGTCAGACCGTC